GGATGACTTAGATGAGACTTTTAAGCCCGAAACATGGGAGAAATCAAATCCGCTTATTGGCTTATCTCATTCAGAACGTAAGCGTAGAACTGAAAATCTGATTAAACAACGTGATCAGGCCATGCTTACCAATACACTCCACAAGTTTCAAAACAAAAATTTGAATCTGTGGCTGAAACAATCAACAGCAAGCTATTTAAATCTTAAAGATGTTGAAAATGCTGTTGATGATAATTTTGAGATTGACGGTTTAAGAGTCTACATGGGCTTGGACTACTCGATGTTTTCAGATAATACAGCAGTTGGCTTTGCATTTCCTTATACTACTGCTGATGGTGTAAACAAGTGGCATATGATGCAACATTCGTTTATTCCATGGCAACAAGCTGGGAGTATCGAAGCTAAAGAAAAGCAGGATGGCTTACAGTATCGTGAATTAGCTAAGAAAGGCTACTGCACCATCACCAGTCACCCTAAAGGAATCATTAACCCTGAACAGGTTTACAAGTGGATCTTAGATTTTACTCAAAAGCACACTTTGAAAGTTGTGTTTTTTGGCTATGACCGCTACGGCTCATATCAAGTTAAAAACATTACTGAAAGTTTAAATGCTAATACTGGTTGGATGATTCAAGACATTGCGCAAAGAACAAGTGAATTAGCTAACCCGACTAAGTTTTTACAAGAAGCTTATGCAACTGGAAAGATTACACGGTTTGATGATCCTATTGAAGAAGCAGCCTTGTTAAATGCAGTAATCAAAGAAGATAAAATTGGTATTCAAGTTGATAAGGACAAAGCAACTAAAAAAATTGATGTTGTGGACGCTGAAATTGATGCCATGTATCAAGCTATGTATCACTTTGAAGACTATGGAGCTTTGAATGACAAGTCAACCGAAGTTAAACGGATGACACAGCAGCAAGTACTGGATTGGTTTAATAATCCCAAGTCGGGGCTTTTAGGAGATGATTATTATCATGCTGATCAAGACACTAATTAAAAATATTTGGAAGTTTTTAGATGTATTGTTATATGTTTTGGGCTTTAGCTCAATAGTCGGAGCCTTATTTTTATGGTCGCCAATTGCAGGTGGGATAGGTTTAGGAATTGCACTGATTTTAACTGGTCTATTAATTGATTTACTTCCTAAAGGTAAGTAGGAAGGAGGTGAATTAAATGCCAGTTTTCAATTTTAATAAGAATTCACGGCAATCTGTTGATTTAGACTCAGCAGATTTTATTGATTATTTAACTGGTAGTAACAATGAAGAATATGTTACTGCAGATCAGGCTTTGCAAAATTCTGACCTGTATTCCTTGATCTCTCAGCTCTCCGCTGATTTAGCATTGGTGGTTTTTCGGACTCCATCGCAAAGGATGCAAAGCTTTTTAGCCAATCCAAGTACAGACACAAATGGATTTAGTTTTTGGCAAGGTATGTTTGCTCAATTGCTTTTAGATGGGAATGCCTATGCCTACCGCTGGCAAAATGATAATGGTGTTGATTTGTATTGGGAAGGATTAAGACCATCGCAAGTCAATGTTTATAAGGACTTAGACGGTAAAGGCTTGCTTTATGATGTGGATTTTGATGAGCCCAATATTGGAGCAATCAGTAATATCCCACAGGGCGAAATGATTCACTTTAGGTTAATGTCGAAGAACTCAATTGGCATCAAAGGATATTCGCCATTGCGTGCTTTGACAGATGAGCTTGCAATTAAAAATAAGTCCAACGATTTAACCAAAAATGCATTGAGCCAATCAGCCATGGCACCAGGGATTTTAACGATTCAGGGTGCTGGCTTACTTGATGAAAAAAAGAAAGCAGCCAGAAGCCGTGCTTTCGTTAGACAGCAAAACAATTCTGCTAATGGTCCGATTGTCTTAGACGATCTTGAAACCTATCAGCCACTGGAAATTAAGAGTGACATTGCTAAGTTACTAGCTCAAGTTGATTGGACCAGCAGACAAGTTGCTAAAGTCTATGGCGTACCTGATAGCTACTTGAATGGTGCAGGCGATCAGCAATCTAATCTGGATCAAGAAAACAATCAATATGCTAAAGCTTTAAAGCGCTTTGTTGGGCCTATTGCTAGTGAGCTTAATAGCAAATTAAATGCTACTGTAACTCCTGACCTGCGTCCTTCTGTGGATGCGATTGGTGATAATTATGCAAACAAAATCTCAAGCATGGTGCAAGATAGTATAATTTCTGCTAATCAAGCTCAATTTATTCTGAAGAGACTAGGCTATTTACCACAGGATCTGCCTACAGATCAGCCAGAGAAAGGAGGTGATAATAATGAAAACAATTCAAATGAAGGGTGAAGTCATTCCTGACAATTTTTCAGATGTTTATGACTGGTTAAATTATCAATACTTTAGTCCACAATCTGTTTCTGACGCTTTGTCAGAAGCTAATGGTGAAGATATATCTTTAGAAATCAATTCACCAGGTGGCTATATTGATGCAGGTTCTGAAATTTATACGGAACTTATGGAATATCCAGGTAAAGTTAACGCTAAAATCGTTGGCTATGCTTGCTCTGCTGCATCTTGGATTTCGTTAGCAGCTGACCATGTTGCAATGTCTCCAACTGCACAAATGATGATTCACAGAGCAAGTAGTGCAGCTACTGGAAACAGCACTGACATGATGAGTGAATACAATGCGTTAGATCAAATGGATAAATCCTTTGTTGACCTATATTCGAAGAGAACAGGTAAGTCACCAGAAGACATTTATCAAATGATGGCTAACACTACTTGGATGAATGCCAAGACAGCTGTTGAAAATGGCTTCGCTGATGAAATTATGTTTGAAAATAAAGAGCCAGCTTTAGTCAATGCTGATGGTTCTTTATCAATAAAACCAGAAATGATCAATAAGATTAAAAACTTGCTTCACCGAAATGATGAAGTAAGTAAAAAGACCAATGATGTCTCTAAACCCATTGAAAATAAGAAAAAAGAGCCAAAGAAGGACAAGGCAGATGACCTTGCTCTTTTACTTTGGTCTTAATTTTAGAAAGGTGGTCCCAAATGGGAATTAATGATTTACATGATGATTGGTTATCTAAGAGCAATAAGGTAACTGATCTTTTTAACAAGAAGATGGCATTGAATGCAAAGTATAATGCCAGTTTTGATTCAATGACTGATGAGCAAAAGACGGCTTTGAAGAATGAAATGACACAAGCAGCTAAAGACTACACTGATGCTGTGGAAGCTCGTGACTACTCCAAACAACTTTTAGATGACGCTAGAGCTGCTAAAAAGCCAGCCAACAAGAAGCCAGTTGAACCTAAGAAATCAGAAAAGGAATTGGCTAAGGACATTAAGGACAAGTTTGTAACTGATTTTAAGAATATGGTTACTTCAGGCACCATGCCAGATGGGACTAAAGTTTCAGGCGACAATTCAAATGCTGGCTTGACTATTCCAGATGATGTTCAAACTGCTATTCATACTTTGGTGCGTCAGTACGCCTCTCTTGAAAGCTTAGTAAATATTGAAAATGTTTCAACTTCACATGGCTCACGTGTTTATGAAAAGCTTGCTGATATTAGTCCATTAGTCAACTTAGACGATGAAAAAGCGCAAATTGGTGACATTGATGATCCTCAACTTACTTTAGTTAAGTATGTTATTCATCGTTATGCAGGTATCACCACTGCTACTAACACTCTTTTAGCAGATACTACTGAAAACATTTTAGGCTGGTTAGAGCAATGGGCTGCACGCAAAGACGTAGTAACTCGCAACCAAGCCATTTTAGCTGTTATGGGCAATGCACCTAAGAAACCAACTATTACCGATTTTGACGATATTAAAGATCTTGAGAACAACACCCTTGATCCAGCTATTATTGCTACTTCAGCATTTGTAACTAACCAATCTGGCTTCAATATTCTTTCAAAGATGAAGGACGCAAACGGTAATTACTTGATTCAACCTAACGTAACTAATCCAGAAATTAACCAAATAGGTGGTCACCTTGTACAAGTTATTGCTGACCGTTGGTTACCAGATGTCTCAGGCTCTC